GACCTCGGGACTACGTATTCATGCGTCGGTGTTTGGCAAAATGATCGTGTAGAGATTATTGCTAACGATCAGGGAAATAGAACAACTCCTTCATATGTTGCTTTTACTGCAGATGAGCGTCTAATTGGTGACGCGGCAAAATCCCAGGCTGCTGCAAATCCCGCAAATACCGTTTTTGATGCAAAGCGTCTTATTGGTCGCAAATTCGGCGATGCTTCTGTCAAGTCTGATATGAGCCATTGGCCCTTCACGGTAAAGCCTGGAACTGCCGACAAGCCTCTCATTGAGGTGAGCTTCAATGGTGAGACTAAGACTTTCTCACCCGAGGAGATTTCTGCCATGGTGCTGCAGAAGATGAAGGCGACTGCCGAGTCATATCTGGGGACTAAGGTTACTGATGCTGTAATCACAGTCCCTGCATATTTTAATGACTCTCAGCGCCAGGCAACCAAGGATGCCGGTCTAATTGCAGGACTCAATGTACTCCGTATTATTAATGAGCCTACTGCGGCTGCTCTTGCCTATGGGCTTGAGAAGAAGACCAATGGTGAGAAACACGTAATGATCTTCGATTTTGGAGGTGGAACGTTCGATCTTTCTGTTCTCACTCTAGACGACGGTGTGTTTGAGGTTAAGGCCACCGCAGGAAATGTACATCTAGGAGGAGAGGACCTAGATAACACAATAGTAGATTATTGTGTAGCTGAATTTAAGAAAAAGACAAAGATTGACCTGAGTTCTAATGCAAAGGCCCTTAGAAGACTTCGTACCTCTTGTGAGCGTGCTAAGCGTACGTTATCTAGTGCCACCCAGGCTCAGATTGAGGTTGATAGCCTTGCCGAGGGCAATGATTTCTCTTTAACACTAACTAGAGCAAAGTTTGAGAGTCTCTGTGATTCATTTTTTAGACAGTGTATTGCACCCCTTGATGGACTTCTAAAGGACGCAAAGATGTCTAAGGATCAGATTCACGAGATTGTAATGGTTGGTGGATCTTCTCGTATTCCCAAGATCCGTGAGCTTCTAAGTTCCTATTTTGGTGGAAAGAAGCTCAATGACTCAGTGAATCCTGATGAGGCCGTGGCCTTTGGTGCAGCTGTGCAGGCTCACATCTTAACTGCCCCCAAGGGATCTCAGGATGCCACCTCCGATATCCTGCTAATGGACGTGATTCCTCTGTCCGTTGGCCTAGAAACTGCTGGTGGAGTAATGACCAAGATTATCACGCGCAATACTACGATCCCAACGAAGAAGACACAGACCTTCTCTACCTATGCTGACAACCAGCCCGGTGTTCTAATCCAGGTATTCGAGGGTGAGCGTGCTCTGACCAAGGACAATAGCTCACTGGGCAAGTTCCAGCTAGACGGTATTCCTCCAATGCCCCGCGGAGTTCCTCAGATTGAGGTGAGCTTTGACGTGGATGCTAATGGAATTCTGAATGTATCAGCGGCTGAGAAGTCCACTGGAAAGTCTCAGAAGATCACCATTACGAATGACAAGGGTCGTCTGAGCAAGGATGATATTGATCGCATGGTGAATGAGGCTGCATCCTTTGAGGCTGAGGATAAGGCGCATATGGAGAAGGTGGAGGCTAGAAATGGCCTGGAGTCCTATGTCTATAATGTGCGTAATTCTCTCAATGATGAGAAGACTCGCGAGAAGCTGGGTGCATCTGAGTGCGACTCATATCTTGAGAAGACCAAGGTTTACCTAGATTGGCTAGAGGCTAACCAGGGTGCATCTAAGGATGAGTGCGAGGCTCAGAAGAAGGCCTCGGAGGCCGACTTCCAACCCTTCTTTATGAAGCTCTATGCTACCGAGCCTGGAGCCGATGCAGCAGCGGAAGCAGCGGGTGCAAGTGAGACTGCAGCTCCTGGCCCCAAGATTGAGGAGGTTGATTAGGCTTTTAAAAGACTTTGCCTGTAAAGCCATGAAAAAATATATAGACCGCGCCTATTTTTTGCATTTAGATAAAATGCAAAAAATAGATGCCCTGTGCCTGTAAAGCAGAACAACCAGATTATCCTATTACAGATAATTGGGGTCCATCACTTTGGACAATTCTGCATGCTCTTGCTGAAAAAGGTGGAAAAGCCATCGCCCCATCATTCAATGAAGATGAAAAACGCCAGTGGATTATTTTAATTGAACTCCTACCAAAAATTATACCATGTCCCAATTGTCGTGAACATGCCCAAGAATGGATTCTAAAACATCCAATTACGGCCATCAAGGAACTCACTACTGGCGAAATGTATGATTGGTTGACCACGTGGGTCTATACCTTCCATGAAAATGTAAATGAACGCACTGGAAAACCATCCTTCGATAAGACTCTCCTTGCTAAAACATATGGATCCACGAATATAGTCACCGTATTCAAAGCCATGAAACCATTTATTGAAAATGCAATTCGTCTATCCGGTATAACATTAATGCCATGGCAAAAATGGTCTAATCATCTAGTTGGATTACGCTCGGTTTACGGAATCTAAGATTCCTCGTGTTTAGGATATCGCTGAATTGTCTTTAATATACTTAATTTATCTGAAATCTCTGGAAAAACTGTATGTGTTATCTTGAGTAAACTAGTAAAATCTATATTTACTATAACAAGAATTCCAGAGAATTGTAGAACATAAATATCCCATGGGTCAAGGCCTACATTATTAAAATAGAAAAACAAGATAATAAAAAGTCCTAGTGATAACTTCAATACTGAATCTATTAATAACTTGATTACAGGTGAAAAATTCTGCTTCATAAATACCACCAATACAAGTTGAATTAGAACAAGTAATCTAAGAAAAATAAAAAATATATGATATCCCTTCATCTACTTCTTTCTAGAATTTTATTGACCACTCTTTGCTTGCACCTTAGTCTTAATTGTCCTCTTTAGAGTCGCGGCTGCGGTAGAAGGTGCTGCTGCAGTTACACGTGAACCTGGAACTCCTCCAGTCCAGATGCGCAGCCACTCCTGGAACATTGCCCTACACCCCCTCGCCGCCATCGCAATCGCAGTTCTGGCAGTTACCTCATTTCCATCCTCAACGCCTACTCTCAGAAGCATCTCATCTTTCAGAGGATGAGGAATCTTGTATCCTGCAAAGGAAATTCTCGGCGTAGCATCTCCCTCAACGTGATTCTCCACTAGCCATGTCTGGATCATATTACCAAAGGTGTGATCCTCTCCCCTAATAAGGAAATCAAAACCGGGTAGCTGTGCATCAGACGGCGTAACACTAATCGTAGCAGGTAAGTCGCCATTATCAAGACCAATATATGGCTCGCACATCTTAACAAGTCCAAGAAGAGCACGCTCCACAATTGCACGAGGTGCCATAGTTCCAATGGACTCTATCTGGAAATCGAAACTATTGGGCTCACCTGAGTCATTGAGCTTGTAAATTCTCTGAATCTGCATAGTCTTAAACTCAGCATCAAGAATCTTGAACCTCGCCTCATCTTGCTCAAGGCTAGCAGGCTCAACATTCTTGTGAGTTACTAGCCATTTCTCAAAGTATGCCTTGCGCCTCTCTGTATTAGTATCCAGTGTGTAACCATATGTTGCCTGGCATGTCGGGATGAAGCGGGCGTGCTCCTTGCCATTTCCTAGCGACGCCTTCAAGACAACCTCAAGGGTTGGGACTAGAGCAGAACGCTTTGCCGGCATAGTTGTAATTAGACATGTATCTCCCGTGAGCGGATTGGGCACAAAGAATTCCTTGGAGGGAATCTCAACTAGGCTCTCAGAAAGATCAGCAGCCTTACGCCTCTCATAGACCTTGATATCTGATGCAGTTACATCACGCTGTGTAGCAGAGCCATTCTCAAGATTAATCTTAAACACATATTTATTCTCATCGAAGGACTGAGGGTCAATGCCGTGAATAGGAATTAAGCTAAGACGATGAGCTAGAAGTTCATTGGGTTGAGTATTACTGTCATTTCTTAGAATCTTAATATGAGAATCCTCAACTACAACTCCCGGTGGATCTGACCGGAATCCAACCATGGGGACAAGAGTCATAATTGCACGGCGCAAGGTATTTGCATGGGGATATGATGTATTTGCAAGAGTAAACTGAATCTTTCGAGAAGAAACGGCTTTAATATCTTCAAATGACATGGCTATATACACTTATTATATGGATAGTAAATCAAATTTTACCGTGGATTTATTATTCAGGCGGCTGCGTTAATTTCAATACTAAGAATAGAAATGGGCCAGATTCAAAGTTTATTTAAACGTAACGGCAATACCCCCTCCCCTCCCGTAAATGCTGCATTGACACCCGGTACAATTACAAAAATCAATGGAAATGCCTCTGCAAGTACCCCTGCAAATGCCTCTGTAAAGCCCGCTAATGCTGCTACAAATACCCACCCCCCTGCTCCTGGTGCTACTCAAGGTGGTCGCAGAAGAAGCAATAATTCTCGCAAGGGTAAGAAGACTCGTAAGGCTAAGAAGTTTAACAGGTCCCGTAAGAACCGCCAGTAATTGAATACGCTAAATCCAGAAGTTTTCTAAAACACAATATGCGTAGAATGGCCCTACGGCAAGGTCAACCCAACAACATTTGTTTCTATAGCAACAAATGCGATTGGTCCGAAGCGTTTCTAAAAGAACTTTCCAAGACTCCCTACAAGTCTGAATTTCAGTTTGTCTGCGTTGATACAGCCATGCGCTCAGACCTTCCGACATGGCTCAAGCAGGTTCCAACTCTCTTAATTCGTGATGATGCAGATCCAGTTAAGACAAATTCTGATGTTCTTAATTGGCTTTATGAGCGCAAGCTCAAGGATACTACCAGAAATCCATCTACTCAACAACAGATGCCCAGAGGCCCAATGCCTGCAGGACTGGCCGAGGAGCCTGAAGCCTGGAATATGGCCGAAATGGGAGGAAAGCTAAGTGAATCTTACGGCAACCTTGTTGAAGGAACTGGTGCATCTGTGGATAATAGTTCAACCAAGAACTTTGATTTCGGATTTCTGAATGGTGGTGCGAGCCAGGGTGATCGCACTGCCCAAGGGATGGGAGATTCCAGTATGAGACAGGAGCCTGGACGCACAAAGTCTAAGAAGGAGGAAATGTTCGATAGACAAATGGAGGCCTATCAGAAAAATCGTGATACCGGACTTCCTCAGAAACGTGTGGCTCCAAATGGAGGAAGAATCTAAGATATATTAGAATGAATAATTATAATAATTATAATAATAATGGACCTGTAGAACCAAGAGAACCATTAGAAAGAATATCATATTTTGTAGATAAAATACGAACATATATTGCAACCACGCCCCAGCCAGATAATCAAATGGGTATGCCTGATTGGTATAGACCAATTGTAGAATATTACACAGCAATAAGCGACACTTCTCAAGAACAGGCTGACATATATCAAGCTCGTTCGGATGAATATGTTAATTTCGGAGGTGCTAAGAAATCAAGGCGCAAGCACAGGACCCGTAAGCACAAGGCTCGCAAGCACTAGTAAAATTGCTTAAACAAAACGCACTTAGAAAAGGTAGAGATGTCATTACTCCCTGCCTTTTGTAATCAGCTAATTCGGTTCTTTGAGGAGCTCCAGTCAACGTATTCTGAGGAGAAGAGTATTTCTATGGCCCTGGAGGCCATCAGGGCTGCAAAGAAATCAAATCCTAAGCTTGTCCTAGATATGTTTCATGAATATATTTATAAGCCGACGAATGATCTAATTATGACACGAAATGATCATGAAATTATTCTGTTTGCAAAAAAGATCATGTCATCGCAGTTCAATGAGCTAATGCCTGCACTGATGATCTTTGATAAGTATTGGCCTACAATGAGTCAGACAAATAGGGATGTGATTTGGCAGTATCTGGAGGTCCTCTGTAAGCTATGTGAGAAAGCTAGGGTCTAGAAAGCTCAAGCTTAAGCGTTAGCAGAAAGCAAGGGTGTTATTTGGGCTTCAGTTTATTACGCATCGCATTAATATTCTTATTATTCTTAACAATTGAATTACAATTTTTCGGAGTTGTATACTCAGCCCCAAAATAATTAACCCAACCATTTATATTTCCGTTTTTAGGACATTCTGAACCATGTCTTTCTTTAATTCCATTGCATCTAGATTTACTAAATACTTTTCTTGTAATTTTTCTAAAATTATTAGCACTATGTTTTGCATTTTTCCTAGCACCAATTCCAGTGTAACATATTATTTTATTTTTCTTGTATTATTCATTCTAATGTATAATACAAAAATTATGTGGCATGTTGGTTCGCTCCTTGTTTTTTTGCTGACGTTTTGGTTCGCTTTTTTGAAAAGCGATTTGCTGGCTTTTTTCTAAAAAGCCTAAAAAGCTTACGTAAAGAATTCACGGAACCTCTATATATCTCGGATAGATGGATTCCCCTCTAGATTCTATATTCCAGGCGAAATACAATGAGTTTATGATTAGCCTCCTTGAGACATTTCCCGAACTAGCCGAAGTGATTAAGGTCGCAGAATCCGTTGCACCCGAGGACCGTGAGAAACTATACAAGCAGATGGTTATGCCTAATGCTGGAAATCCCAAGAGAAATATGTCACTGTGCCCTGGTATGGTTCTTCCGGGTGTGCATATCAATGAGGAAATGTGGACATCATCCAGTGAAAAGACAAAAGATGCAATTAATCAATTCCTCGGACTTCTCACCTTCGCCGTTACAATGAAGGATGGAAAGTCCAGTGATTTCGGTTATAATTCTGACGCATTTCGTAATTGGGCTGACTCATTCATGGATGACTGGCGTAATAAGATGAATCGCACTGAATTTGACTCGTTTACTCAGCGTTTTGCAGATCTCTTTGGAAGTACTGCTGCATCAGGCGATAGACTGCCTCCCTTTCCTGAGAAACTTAGAAAGGGCAAGCTTGTGAAGCTCGCCGAGGAAATTGTGAAAGAACTAAAGCCTGAGGAGTTTGGACTTGATCCTGAGACTGTAAAGCAGTGTGAATCAGATCCCAGCAAGGCCTTTGAAGTTATCATGAATTCTACACTAAGAAACCCTGAGAAGCTACAGGGGGCTATGAAACGTATCATGAAGAGGCTTCAGGATAAGTTCCAGAGGGGCGAATTCAAGCCTCAAGAGCTAGCTGCCGAGGCAGAGGAGATGATGAAGGAGTTTTCAGAGAACCCGGCATTCGTTGAGATGATGAATTCTATGCGCAAGGCATTTAGCTTCGAGGGAGATATGGATGCAGCAAGGGCTGCTGGGCAGGAGAAGAGTGCTAGGTTAAATGTGGCCCAGGAACGCATGAGAAAGGAACTAGCAAGAAGAAAAGAGGCCGCTGCTGCTGCCGCTGCTGCTAAAGGTGCAACTACAAGCACAACACCTCTTGTTGTTCCAGGAGCAAGCTTACCCACAAACACTGTGGAGGAATTTACATCTATTTTAATGGGTAAGCAAGCAACCAATAAGAAACAGGCTAAGAAGTAGGATGGTCAAAGTGCCTTTATGCACGCCTATATGGTGGGAAGACCCATTAATTCTTTTGACAGATTCATGGTTAGCACAGTGGAAACGACGATCAACTGCACACCCCCCATGCTTCAGTGAGCGTGTTAATGCTCTAACACGAACTGCACTTGTAGTCTTGGTGGTTTCATGCTTTTTTTCCATGTTTAACCAGGATCTAATAACAACACTTTCGTATTCTGTTATTCTCGGACTGATAATCACTCTTCCCGATATTATCGATATGATTAAGGCACCATATATTCAAGAAGAATTCGTTTCCCGTATTACTCCACACGAACCTTCGACCCTATCATGGAAATCACCTCCGGTAGGAGACTCAGGGCCTGATTCCACATATGATAAAAGTGATCCACTGACACTACCAAGTCCCAGAAATCCATTTATGAATGTTCTGGTTGATGAAATTAAGTATAATCCTAAGAGACCAGAAGCCAAATCTGTAGAAGATCCGGTTGTTAAATCAACGATGGATGATTTTTTCAGAGTAAATTGGTTCTCAGATCCAACCGATGTATTCGGTAAATCTCAGGGCCAACGTCAATTTATCACTATGCCTTCTACAACTATACCGAATGACAGAGAGAGTTTGCAGAACTGGTTATATAAAATTCCTGGTAAAACATGCAAAGAAGGTGGCCGTGAGGCATGTGTGAGTGGATCAGAAGGAGCCACAATCCCTTGGCTGAATTCTTAGCCTTAGGCTCAATCCTTAGCCTTGGGCTCAATCCTTAGCCTTGGGCTCAATCCTTAGCCTTGGGCTCAATTCTTAGGCTTATGCTAAGTTCTTAGTCGCTGAGTTTGCAGTTTAGCACCCTTCCGGCAACTGAATTTCTTTAATGTCCTACCTCTGCCCTGAAGAACCGATTTAACACATATTGCAATTGCAGCCTTCTCTCTGGCATCCTTGCTACGCATACTACCCGCCCGCAGCTTTACTGTATTTCGGACCGCCTTAATACATCTACAAAAACGGGAACTTTGTTTCATTTACTACATATGTGTTTTCTTTTTTCCTGAAAGAGAACAGATATGGATATCAACCGTCTAACAAAGACACGCGATGACCTTTGTGGAATTCAGCAATATTACACTCAGAGCTTAGGCCCGGGTAAGTATACCACCATGAATCTAGTGCCTGATGCTAGACGTGTAAACCCCCTTGCATCTGAGCAGCAGCTAATGTATCCTCGTGAGGGCTATGGCCTTAACAATGCACAGGTAGATTCTGATTCTATGATGCGCAATGAGTCATCGTTTAAGAGCAATAGGTGCCAAATTCGTGCACAGGCCCGTCCCTTCCTAACTGTCCCTTACATGGCTGGTGGCCGTGGTAATCCTGATGTGGAGAGCAATCTGCTGCACGCTGAGCAGGTGAAGCAGATGAAGGAGTGCGGAACTGTATCTGAGACACAGTTTGTGGGCCTCTTCACTCCTCTAGTGCCTTCCTTATCTGAGAATATCCAGAATCCTAAGAATCTAATCCCCGAAGTGGCGGCTGCAGGCTGGATGCGTGCTGGTATTCCCAGTAGAAGCTATATGCGTGATATCAACTGCTAACAGCAGTTCATAACGGCGTAACGAAGTTACAACGGTATCAATTGTTAGGCTCGCCTAACAATACATAACGACCTGCTTTAGCAGGGCGATATCAATTGCTAAAAGAAGTTTATAGCGGTGTTTTTAACGAACGAATATATTCATTATTATGATTATATTAGGTCGGTTAATAAAAGATAATACGTTTTTGTTAGGTAATTATAAAGATACTAACAAATATAATGGAACAAATTAATTTTAAATATAATGAATTATGTAATACAGGATCTGATATAAATGAGCATCTTCCTACGCTTTATCGATATGCAAGAGAATGTGAAAGCATATTTGAAACTGGTGTAAGAGGATGTATCTCAAGCTGGGCTTTAGCAAAAGGCTTACTAGAAAATAAAAAATCTGAAAAGAAACTCTTCTTAAATGATATTTCTCCATGCAATATTTCAGAATTTGTAAGTTCTATACAAAATTTGCCTATAAATGTTGAGTATAAGTGGATAAATAATCTGCAGCTTGAATTACCCTATTCAGTAGATATGACATTTATAGATACGTGGCATATATATGGACAACTAAAACGTGAATTAGAAAAGTTTAGTAAGGTCACAAATAAATATATTATAATGCATGATACCAGCATCGATGCTATATATGGTGAAAGTTTAAGAATTGGATGTAATATTCAGGAGCAGTCTATTGAATCTGGATTTCCAGTTGAAGAGATAGCGTGTGGATTACAAAAGGCAATTGATGAATTTCTGAGAGATAACGCGGAATGGACAATTGATTGTTGCTATATAAATAATAATGGCCTAACAATCTTACGAAAGGAATAATTTTGGTTGGCTTTTTGATTGGCTTTTTCCTAAAAAGCCATTAGATGGACGACCCCTTTGCAATCCTAAAACACCCGTTTGAGCGTTCTGAAAACCCTCAAACGTATGCTGAAGATGTATGGACTAAAGTGCATAAGGAACCTGCCCGGCATATGCTAGGTCTTGTGGGTGGTAATGAAGTAAGCTTACCTGAAGGAAATATGGTGGATGTTGAATCTGATCTGAGGCGCCTGAACTATCCTCTAACATACTGCGCAGCACGCCAATACCAGCCGCCACCAGTAAAGCAAACTACACTATATCGCAAGTCAACTAAGGGATCCGTAAGTATTAATGTTACACAAAGGCATCTACCTGCAGTCCAGATGTGGCCCTACGCTGCTACCTTCGCCCCTGTTCCAATGAAAGTGACTCAGTGTGGACGCCCTGAAAAGTATTAATAAGCTTTTTAAGCTTTTTAGAAAAAAGCTAGCAAAAATTTGCAAAAACTCACAAACTCCTTCTTAATAAAAAAGCATTCAAAGCATTCAAACACCTTTTTTTCTAGAAAAGAGCAGGGATGACTTCTACCAGATCAAAATATGATAATTTCCATCAACAAGATGACATGAGAATCACATCATATTCGATACGTTACCAGCTTGATAAGCCTGAGCATAACTGTCCATCTAGCTTTCCGGCAGAACCTACAATTCGCCTACAGCTTTCTGGAGCATCATGGCCTGAAGGCCAATGGAGAACCGACGTTGAATCTGATCTGAGAAATATTAATCGCCTAGGAAATCGTGTAAAGAATAACGCAATTCAATATAATCCTGAAACCAACAAGATAAATCAGAATAAACTGGTAGATGCACCTGATGTTACACTAGGTGGAACCCATCAGAGACTCTATAATCCTCCATGCACTCTGAGAGCAACTGGATGGAATCGTTTTGAGACCCTACCTCACAATCCCCAGGATAATTTCGAAACGCCCTTTGATTTTCTAATTCCTTCTCGCACACAATCGAAGGATAACTGGGTAAAGCAGTCTTGTTATAAGAATATTCAACAGACATTGCACAAGGATTAATAAGCATGACGCTTTATAGCGTAAGGCATAATACCGTCTATTATATTTTATAGTAAACGGTAGTATGGAGTTAGCAGCCTTATCAGGATTAATGGCAATTGGATATGCAGTTTCACAACTTGCATCTCCTTCGAAGCCATTCCAGCCTTCAAGTGAAAAACAAAATCAAGAGGGGTTTCGCACACTTAACCTAGGTATCGCACCTCAGAATACTCCTCCCTCCGAACCTGCATCACCATTTCCAAGCCAATATTATACTGTTGGAATTCAACAATATCTAACGAAGGATGAATCTTCCAAGATTACAGAAATTAATAATCGCCTAAATACTCTTGCCGCAGCTGGTTCTACAGATGGTGTTCAAGCACTAAAGGCTCAAATTGAGACTATCATAGGTAAAGCAGCAACGCGTCGATCACAGGCCAGAGGTGATGATCCTAGTAAGGCGGCTTCAAATACTGCGATGGCTGGCACAGAGCTTGATATGATGTTCAAGACACCCGGCGGCCAAATATATCCATCTGAACCAAATGCAGGTCCACAATACGGAGGACCCATTTCCTATGCAACAGGTATACCACCAATACGTAAGCAAGGACAAGGACAAGGTCAAGGACAAGGACAAGGTCAAGGACCTATGCCAGAACCCATTGAATCAGCAACACCTCAGGTGCAAATGGTAAGCTCTGGTGTTGAGGCTTCTGCAGCATGGACTAAGGGTAATACTGTAATAAGTGCACTAACTGGGCAATCTGTTGAAAACTTTAAACACAACAACATGCAACCCTTCTTCGGAGGTCGCGTCAAACAAAACATGACATCCACTGTGAATACGAGCAAGCTTGATATGTTCACTGGTGCAGGAACCACCCAACTTCAGAAACAAGAAATTGCCCCTATGTTCAATCACAATCAGCCCTTCGGTCAACCTTTTGGTAATGAAGCCAACGCAGACTTTGTTCGTAGTCGTATTGTTGATCCTGGTCGTCGCAATAATGAGAAGCCCTTTGAGCCTACGCGCGTGGGACCCTCTCTTGGTGAGAAAGGTGGTATAACGGGCAATGGTGGATTCCAGCAGATTGAGGTAAATGAAATCATGAAACGCGCTATGCCTTCAACCGACAAGCTACGTGTTGCAACAAATCCCAAGCTGTCCTATAATAACCAGGTGGTTCCTGGTGTGCATTTTGTGACAGCACCCGCAATGGATTCTGGAGAAGTCAGGAAATACAGGCCAGATACCTTCTTCCTCAATGAAACCGGTGAACGCAATGGTGTTGCTACTGGCGAAGTAACCAAGGGAACTTCAAGGCCTACTCAGGTTCTCAAATACACCACACGTACCGACACAACAGAAGAACTGCTAGGAACTCCTGCGTCTCAGGAAGCCTTCAAGTCCTACGTAGCTGGTGACTACAGAACTCCTATGGGCCAGCAATTCGGTGGTGCAGGATACCGTAACAATGATGCATCTTCTTATGGCGCTGGAACTCGCGACGACTATGGTGCTTCTGCTATTGAGATTCGCCCCAATGAACGTAATGGAACCCAAGATCGTGTCATGGGTCTGAACTTAGCCCCTGCTGATACTGGCTTAGTAGCAGTGCACTATGAAGACGATGCTCGCCCAACACGTCGTGGTGAGACCGTGGGTAATATCCGCCAGACTGGAACACCTGTCGGTTATGCTGCTGGCGCACCGTCTATTACCACATGGGATCCCTCGAATGTGGCCCGCACAACAATCAAGGAGACTACCGTGGATTTTGATTATCGTGGTATCTCAGGACCTGGTGCTGGTCCTGAACGTCTGAAGGTCTATGATCCCAATGATATTGCCAAGCCAACTCAGAAGTCACAGCTTTCTGCAGATTCTCGTATTGCTGGCCCGGCAATTTCCGTGAATAAGGATTTTACCAGTCACGAATCCGCCTACAACATGAGAAAGAATGAATCCAAGACAAGCGTCGCCAAGCTGCGTAAGCCAATGGCGGGCAATGGAAATATAGCTGTCTTCAAGGGCGAGATTAATCAGAAGTCTAATAGGTTAACGGCAGACGACTTGAACGATCGCGCCCTGGCAGTAAATCGTGTTTCAGGAATGACACCTGGTGCAGCCGACATGGGGCGCGTGCAATACAGGGCGCCTCTGAAGTTAGATGTGAGTATGGAGCGTAATATGCAAGTGATGGTTGATGCTGTTGAGAATAATCCTCTAAACCAGAGCTTAAGAAAGAATGCAATCCGTGATTCCATGGCTATAGAGAAGTTACAGGGTGGGAGAAAATAATTGAATAGAATAGATGAGTATATTGCCAGAAGTAACACTGTCATACGAACATATTACACTTCCACTATTTATAAAAAAAATAAGTTCAGAGTCAACTGTTAAACGAATCGGAAATGAGGGTATGACAGTAGACAATATTATGAATAGAGATGGTTTATCTTTAGAATCAAAATTTAATAACGACTTAAAATACACTTATTCAAAGGAACTTAAAACAGCATTTACTAGATATGAAATGAAATTCAATAATAAACAAAAAGAAATAAAGGATATCGAACTTAAAATTAAAAAAGCTAAATCAAACGTTTCAAGGGAAGGAGAAACAAGTGGATCAAATAGTGATGGACAAGTTCGTGCTTCAAAATCAGGAACCCAACTAAGGATAGAGAAGGCTAATTTAGAAATAGAAAGAGCTGCAATTAGTAAAGAATATACTGATACGGTGGAAAAACTACATAATGAATATGCAGAATTACTTTATGATTTTTATATTCTACCAGTTTTATCTAAAGGTATAGGTTCTAAAGGCGCAGGTGGAGGAAAAACAAGGAAAAATAAAAATAAAAAGACAAGAAGAATGCGTAGAAAGGCTTAAGCTCCTCTTCCATCCTAAGACAGAATGCAGCAGACCCGAGGAAAAAGTTATTTAATTGTTGGCCCACCAGGATGCGGTAAATCCCGATGGATCAGACAAGCAGCAGAAAAGGCAGGGCAAACCTTATTCCGATGGAATTGTCGAGATGACCGTGCCCTAAGACAAGGACGTGAACTTCTCCATAGCCTTGTCCGTACCAGAGAACCAACTTGGGTGTGGCTAGAAGGTGCGGACGATATTACTCTGGACGCTCAAGCGTTCTTACGTCGTATCTTAGAAACAGCATCTGTGCAAGTAACATGCGCCTTAGAAGTTCGAAGGCTCGAATGCATGGCTGAGCCAATTCAATCACGGTGTATTCTTAAGCGTCTAACAAGTCACGATGAACCAACATGGCGTCAGAAGAATATTCAAACAAAATGGGGACAGCCCGATGATTATAAGGTGCCTGTAATGAACACACCCAAATCACTAAGTGACTTACGAACTGCTCGACTTTCTGGAGCAGATCCGTATAAAATTATGACTCAGATTGTAAAGGGCCACCCTCTGGAAAGAGAAGCGCTAAAGCGCTCCACAATGGGAATGAGCCCATGGATCCTAAGTGCATGGATTTTATCACAAGATCCAAAAGTCTAGAATAGAACTATAAGTTAGCGTCTAGCGTTTTTTCCTTTAATTTAATCTAATTGATTCGGTTAGCATAATGGATATTCAAGATTCATCCGCAGCCATTTATAGTGAGGCAAAGTCAGAATATACAAAGCAGCTCGTGTATAATTTCCAGCCAGCCTTGCTCAGATTTTTCTTAGATCGTTTCACTGAAGTGAAACAAAGCAGTTCCGTAACATCAAAGGCAAAGTCTGCTCTTTCTGAATTCCAGGAATCGTTGAGTCAAATACCTGAATGGAATCTCGATAAGGTGAGAACTGAAACAACTACAATACTTCAGACAATTCAGTGTGATTATATTGAAGAATTAATCACTGCAGTATTCATTGCTCACACAAAAATCCTATCTGCAATTCGTCTTCATTCAAAGCCCCGGCGCAAGATAAATATTACAGTGCCAAAGCCTGATCATTTTATGCACAGAACCATGTCTGAGTGTAGTCGCCTACTATGGTCCAATGTATATCTATTTAGTGATTCTGTGCCATCCCTTGATCGTCAGAAAAACATGAATGATGTTAATCGATTTTTAGAAGAAGGTATTCTACAGGCAATTCGTAATCTTCTACCAGTGAAGTCTATCTTAAGAGATAGTCTGCAAGAAGATGAAGATGATGGAATTCAGCTAGACACTCCTAAGGTTTCCGAAGCCCCTGAAGTTCCTGAACCTCCTGAAGTTCCTGAAGCCCCTGAAGTTTCCAAGCCAGCTGAAGCCCCTGAAGTTTCCAAGCCAGCTGAAGTTATAGAAGTGCCTGAGGCTACTCCTATATTTAAGATTTCTGAATCTGAACCCCCTAAGGCTCCTGAAACTCCAAAGCAAGAAACACTAATAATTGATACTGAACGTTCTGTTGGATTTACTGGTATCGATTCTGTATTTGGAACAAATGGAGAAGCTGAATTGCGTGAATCAACCCAGGAATCAGATGAGTTAAAGATTCTTGGTGATCTTGAAGAACTTGATATGGGAGATATCGAAGAATTAGATACAGCCCCTGCAGTTCCTCTCCCCTTATCAGCAGATGATTATGAATCGTTATAATGTAACCAACTATAATAATATGCACTGCGGTATACTGCGCAGTTTTTTCTAAGACATACGCTCAGAAGTTAACCAAATGTCTCTTGAAGTATTTTTATGGATTGTTATCGGCGGCCTTTTTGTCGCTATACTGGGCGCTGGTTCAGTATATTATTTAAACGAAACCCCCACAACTAAACAAATATCCCGTGATTTTATCATTGGATCATTATTCACTGGATTTCTATATCCTCTTATACCCGAATCCTTCGATGAGATAAAGGGTGCAATAACATCTACGGCCAGTGACTTACAGAAAAGCCTAGTTACTACTAATTCCGGATTAACGGATTCTGATATAAAAATAGGGCCTGCTAATTTTTAGGACTACTAAAGATATTTTACATGTAGATATGAGTGATCTTAATACATTAAATACACAATTGAATACTCAGTTCACAGTTTTTGATCAGAATATTCAACTCTTAATAAATACATTCTCAGCACAAACTCCTGTAGCGATCGGGCCAGTCGGACCAACTGGCTTTACTGGTTCAACTGGTGCTTCAGGCAATACTGGTCCACCTGGTTCTAATTCTGGAACGGGCGCAACCGGCTCATCAGGTCCAACTGGATTTACTGGATTCACTGGATTCACCGGATTTACTGGTCCTACCGGATTTACCGGATTTACCGGTCCTACCGGATTTACCGGTGCTACCGGATTTACCGGATTTACCGGATTCACTGGTTTTACCGGATTTACTGGGTTTTCAGGTAGAACCGGATTTACCGGTGCAAGTGGAACTACCGGCCCCTCTGGCACTACTGGCTACACTGGTGGAGGGTATACTGGCTCAACTGGCACTACTGGCTCAAGTGGCACTACTGGATTTAGTGGCACTACTGGCTTCACTGGTTCTGGATATGTATGGAAAGGCCTGTATTCTCCCACTGGAACATATGCAATAAATGATATTGTTCTGATAAATGGCTCTTCTTATATATATACAAGTGGCCTTCCATCAGCCTATGCAATTTCAACTATTGCAGGAACCGTGGGCGTAAGTGGCTCAACAAACGGAGCTGGTCTCAATTCATTATTCTATACACCAACTGGCACCGTCTTAGATACATCTGGCAATTTATATATATCTGATACCCAAAATCACACAATTCGCAAGCTTGTTCTGAGCACAGGTGTAGTAAGCACGATTGCAGGGACTGTAAGAACTCCTGGAAATACAAATGGAGTTGGCTCCAGTGCCTTATTTAACACCCCATACGGATTAGCCTTAGATACCTCAGGAAACCTATACATTGCAGACAAAGGCAATCATCTTATTCGTAAACTTGTCTTATCTACAAACACTGTTACTACAGTTGCTGGCTCTGGAATTAGTGGAACTACAAATGCAAATGGTATAAATGCATCGTTTAATCAGCCATCTGGAATAACAATTGATACTCTAGGAAATCTATATATAACTGATACAAATAACAATACAATTCGAAAAATAGATACTGCTGCGAATGTGACAACTGTTGCAGGAAATTTTTCCTTTTCTGGAAATACTAATGGAACTGGAACAAATGCATCCTTTGATACTCCTATCGGTATATGTATAGATAATTCTAACAACTTATATGTTGCAGATACTCAAAATCATTCAATTAGAAAAATAGTTATTTCAACTGCTGTTGTGACCACCTTCGCAGGAAGTATAAGGGGGCATACCGATGGCCCTGGAATAGCTGCATTATTTAATTATCCATATGGAATTACATGTGATGTAAGTGGAAATCTCTATGTGGCAGATTTAGGAAATAACTGTATACGTGCAATTAGACCTTCCTCGCAAGTTATAACAATTGCTGGAGATATAGTTAATGCGCCAGATCCCTATAATAGAGGTTCTCAAGATGCAACTGGGTTAACTGCACTTATATCTAGTTTTTACTCCCCTAATGGTATAACATTAGATTCATCTGGCAACTTATATATAACTGATTCAAAAAATCAACTTATACGTAAGGCTTCTCCTAATGCAATTAGCCAGAATCATTTTGAACAGTTTACTAATAAGGGTAATATGGGTGAAACAGGTGCTACAGGAATTGGGGATACCGGATTTACAGGAGCACGTGGAGTAACAGGATTTACAGGAGCTGGTGGAGCAGGAACAGTTGGTCCTCCTGGGCCGACTGGTCCAGGTGGTGGTGGATTTACTGGAGCCACTGGAACATCATTTGTTTGGAGAGGTATATATGATAATAATATAAATCATTATACAATAAATGAGGTGGTTGGAAATAATGGTGGAGTATATATTGTAACGGCAACATATGGTAATATTGTCAGCACATTTGCTGGAATAACTCCAACAATGAGTCCACCTGTAATACTCCCTGCTATGACAGATGGCCAAGGTTCTGTAGCAACGTTCTATAATCCATCTGGCATGGCAATCGACGGTAATGGAACAATCTATGTGGCAGATACTCGTTATAATGCAATTCGTAAAATAACAAGTGGTGGCGTTGTTACAACTGTTGCTGGCTCTTCAACTGCGGGATTTACAGATGGAGCAGCCGCATCAGCAGCATTTAATTCACCATGGGGGATTGCTCTAGATTCAGCTGGAAATATATACGTAGCCGATAGTGGAAATAATGCAATTCGTAAAATAAGTAATGGCGTAGTATCAACTATTGCTGGCTCTACTGTTGGCGCTGATGGACAAGCGGATGGGCCTTCTACTACTGCAAGATTTAGTGGACCGAGAGGTATTTGTTTAGATGTAGCTAATAATATCTATGTTGCAGATACTACTAATAATTCAATTCGTCTTATTGAAGCAAATACGTTTATTGTTTCTACCCTCGCAGGAGTAACCAACCCATTAATAACTGGTTCGACAAATGGCCCAGCACTATCCTCTAGATTTAATAATCCAATTGGCATTACAATTGATAGAAATAATAACTTATATATTGCAGATTCTGGAAATAATCTTATCAGGCAAATTTCATTAAGCTCTGCAACCGTTAGTACATTTGCAGGAACAACATGGTCAAACGCATATTTAAAAATAGATGGTGCATATTTATCTTCTACATTTTATACACCCGCGGGCATTGCAATTGATTCTAGCAATACTATGTATGTTACAGAATTAGGATCGGATTGTATACGTAAATTATCTGGCGGCAATGTTGTAACCTTCGCTGGTGGATTTAATGGAGGATTTTTAGATGGAGATGCTCTAACAGTTGCCACACAAACTAATTTACCTGCTAGATTTGATAATCCATATGGTGTAGTTATTGATTCAAATAATATAGTCTATATTTCAGATAGTCTAAATAATAGCATTAGAAAAGTAAACTTTGGCTTATTAACTGATGTTCCATATTATTTGTTGCAAATGGTTCCACCTGGACCAACTGGGGCCACTGGATTTACTGGCTTTACTGGATTTACTGGGGCCACTGGCACAACTGGACCAACTGGGGCCACTGGATTTACTGGATTTACTGGATTTACTGGAGCCACTGGCACAACTGGATTTACAGGTGCCACTGGATTTACTGGCTTTACTGGATTTACTGGCTTTACTGGATTTACTGGTGCCACTGGATTTACTGGTGCTACTGGATTTACTGGATTTACTGGTGCTACTGGCACTACTGGGCCCTCAGGAACCACTGGATTTACTGGTGCTACTGGATTTACTGGATTTACTGGTGCTACTGGCACTACTGGTGCTACTGGCACTACTGGACCAACTGGCTCCACGGGGTTTACTGGCTTCTCTGGTGCTACTGGCAATACTGGTACAGGAGTAAATAATACTCTTGTATCACCTGGATCAACCACACTAAATTTTAATTTAGGTTATAGTTTTCTATTAATTCCAGCTTCCTCAACATTTTCCGTAAATTTTACTAATTTACCTTCTTCTGCATCAAGTATTACATTTACTATTATCTTAAATCAATCCGCTGGAACTCCAGGCTATATTAATGCTATAAGTGTAGCTTCTACTCCAGTATCATCTTTTCTATGGCAAGGGGGTGCACCAACACCTGGTTCCAATAAAGATATCCAACAAATTACTTTATATTCAACAAATGGAACAACATGGGTTGCTTTGAATAAATTTGATAAATATAGTTAAACGATAAATTAAAATCGTATCTTATACTAAATGAGTGGCGGTTCTACAAGAAAACGTTGGTCACAAGAGCCAGCATATAAATCATGGATTGAAAAAGTCGCCAAGCATCGCAACTTATCCCGACGGGTAAAGCCAGATCCTGCAGTTGATCTATGCGATGCTGAGCGCGGATTTTGCACAGGTCACAAGGAAATACCTCGACGCCTTATGCCTCAGATATATAATACACGACAGTTTGCTAGAACAATAAAGAGAAAATACGGTATCAAATCGCACATGGAAATGGTTCGCCCAGATTCTCTGACCCCTTCTCAAGAAGAAATTAAGAAATCAGTTGTCAAGAAAATCGGCGAGGCAATGGCAGCAGGAAAATATAAGGATTCTCCTATTGTCATTTCAAAAAATAAGCACGTCATAGATGGTCATCACAGATGGGCTGCAAGGAAGAAATATGCACCCACGAAAAAAATTCGAGCTCTTGTTGTTCATAAGAAGGCAATGGATGTTCTTGGAATCGCTGCAGCTGAAGGGCAGCCTAGAGAATCGTTTTAATTTATATAGATTAAATAAGATATGGAGTGTTGCTCTCCAGATGTAGGTGATTGTCCTAAATGTCATCCCGAACTTTGGATTCAGAAAGGTGGCTCATATTGTTCATGGATTCCTAAGGACCAAGGCCACGGTCTTAACGTTAGCTCTAGAAAAAAACAAAGGACGCGAATTAACAGAAAAGCGCATAGACTTTCTCACCATCAGGCACTGCAAAAGAAGACTCGCAGACGAACTGGCTAAACAGAGGCTTATCCAGTTGCTCTCTGGGCACGGCACCCTTCACCTTCTGTGCAATTACACAATATAAATCAAACCCAGGATACCGCTCAGATTGATCTGTATCCCAAAGAACATTACGACCATCATCATCTATTAACCACGACCACATCACATTGAAGAGTTCAGAGACCGTTTCTTTCTGAACTCTCCCATGCTCAGAACTCATGACATCACCACCCTCTTTATCAGCTGGAGGATTTTCCATAAAAAGTGCCTCAATAATACTTACCGCAAGCCTACATAAATCAAAGGATGGATTCGGGTAAGCCCTCGGTTCCTTTGGATTATAGAAGGGTCCAAAATTATACTGTGTTCCAGCCTCATTCTCAGGCCAGTAATCATCACTGATGCAGAGGGTGCCATTGTGAGTAAATATTGCCCTGCCAAAATCTATAATACGAAAGAGTTTGCCATAGGTCGGTACCTTCCACCTACGTCCATCATTTGTCTTGTAATAGAAAAACTCCTTGTCTGTTGGAACCCAAAGAATATTATTGCTGTGCAGGTCATTATGTGTCATTGCCCAGAGGCTCTGAATCTGACAGAGGGCTGCTATCACCTGAAAGAGCCATGCAGTCCAGCGGTCCTCCCACGCCTTAGTGCCTATCTCAGCATCCATATTGGAATTACCATCTTCCAATAAAGAATCCATAGTATCCGTATTAGATTCTAGAAACATAAGCATTGTTGGAAATTCAGAAAGTCTTGCAAAGAAACGATAGTCTTTGCCTGGTCCATCTGAGAGATCACTGTCGTCGGATTTTTCAGATGATGTAGAAATAGAAGCAGAATGTAGGCTTCCTCCACTAACCTCAGACATCTTATCACCAGATTCAAATTCTGAAATAGAGTCACTTGAACCACTTGAACCACTTGAGCCCGATGATTCACTGTCTGAATATAAATCCTCAGGCGCCTCAATTAATGGGTCATCTGCAGCAAGCGGAATATCTCTATTTAATGCGATAAGGCTGAATATACCCTCCTTCTGATTTTTCCAGAACCAGGAATCAAATCTTATATCTGAGAAATCCTCAGTGATATTGTAATAGTAATTTTTGGCAATGGCGAGATACGCTCCATAAAATAAGGAGAAGTGGGGAGAGTGATCCGCCTCTCTGAACTTACTTAGAACATAGCATGCAACTGCATCCACGTAGGCCTGATTATGAGGGTCGTGGATCTTACTATAGACCTTGGCTGAGCGTTTACCTGGAGCAGGTAGGCCAGGGTGTTGTGCCATAGGATAGTTTCCTTGTATAACCTTGTATGCGTCAAGCAAGTGAGTAATCTTACAAAACCCAGAAATATCTTTTATATCACTGGTTGCATGTGAATCCTTATAGGCACGAGCCTTACCAGAGAAAAGTCCCGACCGCTGAGGGATTGGCCCTGTAAATTCCTCAAGATGCCATTTATGGTCAAATCGCTGGAATGGACTAAACTTACTTGATTTACCAAAGCGAACCATGCCGGGATGAGTCGTTTGAAGAGGTTTAAAGTGAGTTTCAAGTGCGGTTTGCAGTGCCGCTGGAGGCCTTATATCGCAGATTGTAGGAGCAGGAAGTTCCACTGTTCTTAAAGAAGGATAAGGAGAGGACATTACTTTAGTGAAGATACCACTTTACAAAAGAATGCGCGTTCGCCGTGACTATGCGTCCCGTATAGTGTTTCTTAATATTTTACATCATTAGTTCCTATGGCTGCTTCTGCTGCAATGAATCTACAATTGAAGAAGTTCAGCATGACACAAATTCCCGAGGACGCCGTCTGTATTTTCATCGGGCGTCGCAGAACTGGTAAATCAACCCTAGTGCGCGATGTGCTGTTTCATCACAAGACAATCCCTCTCGGCACAGTAATCAGTGGAACAGAAGAATCTAATGATTTCTACAAGAAAATGGTCCCCCCACTCTTCATTCACGGAGCCTATTCTCCTCTCATTGTTCAAAACTACGTGAATCGCCAGAAACTTATTATGAAGAAAATCATGACAGAACAAAACGGAGGTGGGCAATCCCGGATAGACCCTCGCTCATTCTTAATCCTGGACGACTGTCTCTACGATGACACGTGGACACGCGACTTGAATGTTCGCTATCTTTTCTTAAACGGTCGTTGGGTCAAAGTGTTTTTCCTCATTACTATGCAATACCCTCTTGGTGTTCCCCCTGTTCTACGCACAAATGTAGACTATGTCTTCATCTTACGCGAACCTTATCTGAATAATCGCAAGCGCATCTATGAGAACTATGGATCAGCATTCCCCTCCTTTGAATTCTTCTGCCAAGTGATGGACCAGTGCACACAGAATTACGAGTGTCTTGTTGTAAGCAACAACACACAAAGTAATAAATTAGAGGATATTATATTTTGGTATAAGGCTGAAATGCACGGAGATTTCCGTATTGGTGCACCCGAATTCTGGAGCCACAGTGCTGCTCATTATATGGAGGCAGAAACTGCCGAATCCAATAAATACGATCCTTCTGCTGGACAAAGGCTCAAGGGTCCACAGATTACTATTAGGAAGGCGCAGTAATTATGGGAGAGTCCAGTCAACAGTAATGTATGTATTCTGTGAATCAATTGTAACTATGGAATCTGGGAACCTGGCTTGGATCATAGATTTTATAATTGGTATTGCTTGAAATTTTACTGTATCGAAATTAATATTTGGTAAGGTATACGTGATATTGCTTACAAGTTTCCCTGGGGTAATTTTTAAGAAATACATGTGCTTAGTTTGTTTGGGATTATTTATCAAGATTTGTATAATTCCATTAACAATTCCTTCAACATGATAATTAACTAGAATTTCTAAGAGCTCCTGAGTTTTTATTTGAGTATACGTTTGAACTAAGGTTGTTCGTTGATTGAGATTTGCCTTTAGTAATGTAGCAGGTTCTAAGCTCTGTGCACCAGTTGACCCTATATTAAAATATGGGTATTTTGCCCTAATTGGACCTTGTATGCCAGTATAACCTGTTTGCCCAGATGCACCTGTAAAGCCTGTTTGACCTGTAATACCCGTGAAACCTGTAGAGCCCGTGAAACCTGTAGAGCCCGTGAAACCTGTAGAGCCCGTGAAACCTGTAAAGCCTGTAAAACCTGTAGAGCCTGTAGAACCCGTGAAACCTGTAAAGCCTGTAAAACCTGTAGAGCCTGTGAAACCTGTAAAGCCTGTAGGACCTATAGAACCCATAGGACCTATGGACCCGATAGGACCTATAGGACCTGTTGCTCCTGTTGCTCCTGTAGACATTCTAATACATTATGCAAAAAAATTATTTAAATATTTACTCATAGTATAAGAAGATCTGAAAGACGCCATTTCTCAAATGATCCATCTGGCATAGGCCTCTTAATAATGAAAGGCAACCTACGAGCTTCCAGTTCCATCTTTGCAATCTCTCGCAGCTCGGTAACATGTGCCGGCACTGCAATAAATGCACGCGCCCCCTGACTCAGCTGGTTTGTTCTGAATCCCAAAATCTTTGTCTTCTCAAACTGTGTTAAGAAGGGAACACTGCGGTGCTTCGGGTCAGCAAGCCCATCGGCATTTGTAAAGGATGGTGGGACATTGGTGAGCTGAATATCCAATGAAACCGACTCAATCGTGTCAATACGGGCCTCTGGGTGAAAACGCATTAGCTCATTTCCCAGATCTTTCTTCTGTGTATCCTCTAGCAGTGCACCCTCCTCTGCCATATCAATCTCCTCATCAAAGTGCTCCTCATAATCACCCTCGTCGTCAGCCATACTCCTTTCTGCTTTAGTGATCCATTCATTTTTTATACCATTGACTCACTTCAATAGCTCCGCTTGCAAACTTGGGCCTAAACTTGAAGGCGACTATATAAAAATATAGGCATGGCCACGGAAGGATTTACTGAGGATGAAATCGTTGAATACTCCACGTTTGAGGACATGGAGCTAAAGGGGGATTTACTAAGAGGTATTTATGGGTTTGGATTTACAAAGCCCTCAATTATTCAGACAAAGGGTATCAAGCCGATTGTTGATGGCAAGGATCTACTTGCACAGGCCCAGTCTGGCACTGGAAAGACCGGCACCTTCTGCATTGGCAGTCTACACCATATTGACCCTACCAAGAAGGCAATTCAGGTTCTCTGTCTTGCTCCAACAAGAGAGCTTGCACAACAGATTGAGGTGGTTGCATCTTCACTTGGTAGTTATATGGGGGTAAAGGCATATTCTGCATGCGGAAAGACCCCTGTTCGCGAGGATATTCGCTGTATTGAGAAGGGTATTCATTTCCTTGTAGGAACGCCGGGGCGTATTTATGACCTGATGAGTCGTCGCACATTTAGCACTGAGCATGTGAAGGTAATCATTGTAGATGAGGCAGATCAGATGCTAGAGGATCGTTTCAAGGAGCAGCTACAGTGCATTCTTGATCTCGGATTTCCTGCTCAGGCCCGCTGCGCATTCTTCAGTGCAACCATGAATCCTGAAGTCGTAGAATTTGTAAATAAACTACTAAATAACCCTGTTCGTATTCTAATCCCTCCTGAGAAGGTAACACTCAAGGGTATTAATCAGTATGGCATTGCACTTGAGCGCGAGGACTGGAAGTTTGAGGTTCTTCTGGATCTCTATAAGAATCTAGATATCACCCAGGCGCTGATTTATTGCAATACACGTAAGAGAGTCGAGTGGCTTGCTGATAAGATGATTCAGAATGGCTATCCCATCAGTTTCATCCATGGTGAGATGGATGTGAAGGAGCGCATGGGCCGCATGGCATCCTTTAGAAAGGGTGAGACTCGTGTGCTAATTAGCACTGATCTGCTGGCGCGTGGTATTGATGTGCAGCAGGTGAGTCTAGTAATTAACTATGAGCTACCTCTAGAGGATTCCAAGGATAACTATATTCACCGCATTGGCCGTTCTGGTCGTTATGGCAGAAAGGGAACTTCTATAAATCTGATGTATGGCGACGAGGTGCGGCTCATGGATGACATGAAGAGCAAGTATGAGATTGATCTTCTTGGTCTGCCAGAGGACCTCAGCCAAATTAAGCTAATCTAAAAACTATATGAAATAACAAACTAAAAAATTGAATGCTGATTTTTTAGTTTGGTATGTATCAACAATGCTAGCTTCTGATGATCCCAAAAAGGGTCAAGTTGGCCTTGCAAACCTAGGAAATACATGCTACCTTAATTCCACACTTCAGGCACTGCGTCACGTTCCTGACTTATCCGTCTTCTTTCATAAGCACTCAGACCCCTGGATTCATACGGGTGATGCGAAGGATGCAGTTCTGTGTAGAGCATATAAGGATCTTATTACAGGACTCTGGTCTACTAGTGGCCCTGCATGCATGAGGCCAGCTGGATTTATTCACTACTTTCGTGAGGCCGTTGAAACCTGTCCAACCTATGAGCACATGGCAACTCCTCAGCAGCATGATAGTAGTGAGGCTCTCATCTTTATTCTTGAGCAACTGCATGAGGGTATGAAGAAGCCACTCAATATGAATGTTATTGCAAAACCTGGATCTCCTAATTACAAGGCTCTGATGGCCTGGAAGGAGAAGGTTGCACCTGAGTATTCACCAATTGTCGATTACTTCTATGGGCTAATGGAAGTGTCTGTGACCTGCAAGGGGTGCTCAGGCGTAAGTTGCCGCTATGAGCCATTCAATGTTCTGAAGGTGGGGTTTCCTAATCCGAGAGCAGCAACACTAGAGGAGTGTCTAGATTATGAATTCACTGCAGAGGATCTTGATGAGTATCAGTGTGACACATGCTCTCCTGATCCCGCACCTGGATCGTCTGTGCCAAAGGCCAAGAGACACCCTGGCTCAGTTCAGCGGCGAATCTGGCGACTGCCTCAGAATCTTATTGTTATTCTGAAGCGGTTTAATCCAAATGGATCTAAGAGTCAGGCGGATTTCAAGGCGGAACCTCTGCAAAAGTTCACAAAGTGGTTTGCAGAAGCGAGCCCTGAGTCTAGCAAGCTGGCTAACTATTCTCTGCAATCAACAGTTGATCATCATGGTTCTGCCAACAGTGGACACTATGTTGCACAGATAAAGAGTCCAATTACGGGAAAGTGGCTTATATACGATGATGAGACTGTTCAACCGGTAAAGGATGGATCTGCAGCACTTCTGGGGCGCCACTCATATATCTTGTTCTATAGGAAGCAGTAGAGAAATAAGGGTATATGATGAAGTAAAAATTGAATTTTTTATTTCATTATATATTTATACACCATGGATAGTGACTATAAGCCGATTTCCTGGAATAAGCCTTTGATGCGTGTGAAGGCACGAATTTACTCTGAAAAGATCGATCATACTAATACGTTTGTTACCCTTATGAAGCACACTAGTAATACAATTAAGAGGACATTTACTAGTTTTAATCCAGATACTGGTAAGACTTGTTATGGTTCTCATAGAAATAAGTGCTTTGGCTGTAAGATTCCTATGAAATCTATTCAGAAATTACAGACCAATTTCAAGCGACACATGGTCGGCGGAGAGATTAGGGATAATAATAGTTACGAGTATTAGAAATGCGCTGTAATCCTACTGCTCGCTGGGGTCCCGGAACAACTAAGGAGCGTGCTCCTAATACAGAATCTGCTAATGAGTTGAAAGCTAGGCTAGAGCAAATGGCAAATGAGCGTGCAAAGCAGGATTCTATGTGGACCCCTCAGTTGCCTGAAGTTCAAGATCAGGAGAAGAGTTATCCAAGGGACTCGCAGGAATCTCTAAAGAAGTAGCCTCATTTTTGGTTTTAATCACGTAATATAATCTCATTAGAAATGCGATTATATCCAGTGTTAAAATGGGCCCATAATTTGTTATGAGAGACATATCATTATTCAATATTGCATATGTAAGAGCAAAGGAACTTGCCAATAAAATCAAGGCCTTCTCAGGCATATTATAGAAATTTGCATTTTTATTCTTCCAGTTTGCATAAAGCTCTGGAATATAGCAAATGAAAAAGAGGGCAGATGCCGTATTCATTAAAAAATCATAAGCCATTTACTCTATCTCCGTAAATGTTTTCTGGATTTTTCTTTCTTTTGGCCTTTTATTACTCTAGCTTAGTTCTTAAAAAGCTGTAAAGAAATATATGTTGCATTACTTAACTAGGTATACATCTTCAGGTGACTCACGTCCTCACTAGGGCGCCTCTCCTTCAGAAACTTATCCACATGCTCCTTCTTCAGAATAAATGGAAGAGCAAAGTCCTTAATGTAGAATGGCAGGTCAGGAGAGTTGAAGAGTCGTAGCATATTGAGCTTCTGTGCAATCTGCTCCATGCAGCGCTTCAGCTCACGCACACCCTTCTCCTCCTTGGCATACGTCTCAAGCACATGGGTCACAATCTCCTTCGGCACACCAACACGCTCAGCCAGATTCACCTGCTTCAGAGCACCAGGAAGCAGGAACTTCTCAGCAATCTCCAGCTTCTCCTTAGGACCATAGCCATCCAGATGAATCACCGTGAAACGATCCAGAAGAATCTTATCAATCTTGTTAATGTCATTTCCGCTAAAGACAAACATAGACTGACTGAGATCCAGAGGAATGCCACTCAGATACTTGTCCTCAAACTCCGAATTCTGAGCAGAATCCGTCAGATGCACCAGAAGATTCTGAATCTCCTCACCCTTTGCCGTATTACTCACCTTGTCCAGCTCATCAAACATCAGAACCATCGACATGGACTTTGCAGCAACCAGGGAATTCACAATCTTGCCACAGTGAGACCCCTCATAGACCATCTGGTGACCATTGAAGGTGCTGGCATCGCTGTCACCACCCAGAGAGATAAACTGGAAGGGCCAGTCAAGTGCCTTGGCAATTCCCTGCTTAATTAGAGACGTCTTACCAATACCTGGGGGGCCAATGAGCAGAAGAGACATGCCATTCGCCTGGGGGTTAGTAATCTTACCAGCGATGAACTGAAGAATCTGGAGCTTCGCCTCCTGCTGTCCGAAGATTGCCTCGTCAAGACACTTGCGTGCACGCGTCATGAAGGCAGAGCAGACCTCAGGCCCATCGTCAACCTTTACAGGCATCTGCTTCCTGACGCCCAGAGGGAGTGCAGTAGCCTTCTCCAGCCAGTTGCGCATCTTGTAATACTCACCAGATGAAGGATCCAGAGCCTGAAGGTTATTATACTTCGACATGAGCTGTGCCTGAATCTCAGGAGTGGTGTTCATGTTCAGAATCTTGAACATCACTGGCTGCTCCTTGTTCTTAGGACGGTTCTCCAGTGCAGTGAGCATGCGCTTCTTCTCATCCTCCTTGAGTGCCTTGAACTGATCAATGTGGTCGTCAATGGTCTCAGCCTCCACTGGCTCAGTCATGAGCTTGAAGAACTTCTGCACATCCTCAGACTCCTTCTTAATCTTATAACGCTTGGGGACCATACGAGTATCAAGCTCCTCTCCACCACCGAAGCCAAAGTTCAGAATCATCTTACGAGGAGAACCCTCCTCATCATCATCCTCATCGTAATCCTCGTCGTCATCCTCATCGTCCTCGTCCTCTGTGCCGTCGGCATCCTCATCAGCCTCCTCATCAGCATCCTCATCCTCGTCCTCATCCTCATCCTCCGTGCTATCCTCATCCTCGCTGATAGATGTCTCCTCCTCAGAATCATACTTTCTCAGCCTAGGCTTCTCATGCCTCTTCCTTGAGTCTGCATGCTTCTTCGTCTCAATCTGCTTCTTTGACGGAGCCTGTAGCTTTGCCTTAATCTTCTCCTTGGCAACAACTGCGGCCTTCCGCGGCTTGAATCCGCGCCTCGAAATCCGGGGGCTCTCCTCTTCGGCGTCAGTCTCATCAGAATAGGCAATCAGGCCGCGGATGTTTCCCTTGCTATCGACATCATCGTCATCATCGTTCGCACCGGACCCACGCTTCTTACGATGCACCTTGGAATCCTTGGAATTCTTGGTGTCCTTCTCGGCGCGAGGCATTCTGTTATGCTTCTTCAATTGGTTATCCATTCAAACGCGGTATACTTTTCACCAGGGCCCGCCCGCGGTTCAATTTTTGCGTAAAGCGTATTTAGTATCTGCAGCTAATTAGTATTGTAAAAATACAATACTAATTAGAATATATATGCATATATTTACTTACGAGCCTTCTTGGTATTTCTTCTTGCACTACGGCTGCGCCTAGCACGGCTACCTACAAGTGAACTAATACCACCATTAACCCCCCTACCAACGCCTCCTAGAGCACCGGATGTTCCCCTTGTAACAGAACCAATGGCACGCCTTGAACCACGTGATAAAGCACGAATGACATTCTTTGCAGTGTTCAGCCCAGCACTTGCAACACCGGATACTGTATTTACACCGGATTTAGCAACCCTTCCAACTCCACTTACACCAGCAGAAGCAGCTCCAGTGAGGCGACCAGCTAATCTTAACTTACGGGACTTTCCTGGCATTCTATAATAGAATGATTTTAATAATTACGCATTATCTTAGTTTTAGAAGATCGAGAATATCCATACAGGCGAACCTAGAACGAGAAGAAAGGCCGGAAACTTTATCAGAAGGAGATTCAATTAGGTATGTTAAATCATTTGTCAACAGTTGATTCATCATTATTTTTAGAGCCCCAGGTGTTTTAGAATTACACAGTTGCTTTAAACAATTCATATATTCATCGACTGTTTCTATTTGTTCTCTTTTTGGAATACATTCCATAATACAATCCTTTAGTGTTTCCAGTGTAATCATCATAGATTCCTTTTCAATCACACCCAATGCTGTCAATTCTGCTAAAAATTTCGAATATCCAAATCTATTTCTCTTATCTACAGAAGAATCTAGTGATTCAGTTACTTTCCAAATATCCAAGTATGTAGTATGAAGTTTTTTCATTTCCTCAAGAATAACGGGATATTCCTTCTTAATTTCTGATAAAAGTTTTGCATATAGACTACAGAATTTGTCTTCTGCAGCTGCCTTCCTAAATACCATCCACGTGAATTCACGAATGAATTCTTTTTGATCAGATCCAAGAATCTGAAAAAGAAACTGCTTCACATCGTCATATGTTTTAATACTAAAGACATTTAGCTTATTCAAGATAATTGTTTTAAGAATTTTGTCATCCCCCGCCTTCGATCCATTATGAAACTTACTTACATATCGTGTCCCTCCTGTCCACGGATTTGGTGTTGCAGGCTTAGGAGTTAAAGATGAATCAGGGGTGCTAGGACGGGGAGAACGCTCTGAATTAGTAAAACGAAATGGTGGTGAAACAGGCGACGATGGTGTTATACTACCGGAGCTACTTCTCCAGTGACCGCCAAGCTGAATCTTTTGTGGTGAATGTAATGGCTGTTTATTTCTCCAGTTCCCCTTGTCTTGCTGTTGTATAACAGTAGCTCTTGAACCAGGGATATCTGGTATGCTCCTTACTCTGATGGATTGAACACGTTTGCGCAGTTCATCAGAGACTGGTGGGAGTGAGGGACGCAGCGCAATAATCGCGGCGACCATAGGGGGGACGTTCATGGTCAGTATACTTAGATATGGGGTTTTTAGTTTAAGCCTAGTTGTATAGAGTGAATCCAGATTTATTCTTTAATCTATCAATACAGCAAGTTTCAACAAGTAGACCACTGGCATATACACCATAATTCATCTTCTTGTCTTCATTCTCAAGTGCAAAATGCCAAATTGTATATTGGCCTTCTGAAGCCCATGGTTCGGCGCGTTCATCTGCAAATGCCGTTAATCTATATTTCTTATCTGTTACGAATATTCTGTCTAATTGTTTAATAAGCGTCTCGCGCTGTAGATCCGTCAGGCTGCTTACAAGAATTGAATGGCAACCTGTTAAGTATACATCTTCAGTTAGCTCAGGATAGTTAGATGGAGAACACTTATATAGACGCTGCTCTAGTCGTTCACTATTTCCAGGATTCTGTATTTGACCCTTTCCAATAAGCTCTACTTTCTTATAGCCGTTGAGGCTGGTTTTTACTAAGGTGCCAGGCCTCATGGATTCAATAGGGAGATAAGTATCAGCACCATCCACCTGACAGAGAATCTTAGTGCCTTCTAAGAAACATGGTGCAGGCCCTGGATAAAGATTTGCAGGGTAAAAGACAAAATTTGCTACATTATATCCGGTTATTGATAATAAATTAGAGAAAAGTGTAGATAAATCATCGCCATTATTATATATAGTAGTGAATACACTACTTGGAAAAATAGTATTATTATTTTGATTAACATATGCGTAAGTAAAACCAGTTACCAGGTAATATATATGAGATATACGCCATTGAGTAGTTGAACCTATATCTCCAGAAGTGATCTCGCCAACTATATATGTACCCTGGGTTGCAATAGCCTGAGATTCATCCGGTATAGGATCAGTAATATAATTAGAAAAAAATAGGAAAGGGGTGCCAACTGGCTCAGCAAACTCATTCATAGGTCCTACGAGAAGACGTGGCAATGTGCCGGTACCTTCTGTCTTGTGAGAAATCCCTTCGCTAAACTTATATCCCATATTTGCCGTAATAGGGTAAGATACACCGTCCACAATAAACTCTCCCTCACTATCATTCAAGTAAACTAAGTAAGAATGCTGAAATTCACTTGCACCTGAATCTACGTGAGGTGGGCTATCGCCTACTATCCATCTCATGGGCAAATTTAAAACACTTGAAAAATCTAGTGCAAATTCTCTATTTAACGTGGCTTTAAGGTCATCCGTGAGTGGCACCGTAAAGTATACCTTACCAGACTGAGAATTACCAAGTTTTTCTCTGGCTACAGTCACTTCTGAGTGACCGAGTAAATACTCAAGCTCCTCGCTTGAAAACACACTTGAATACGTGGTAGTCATTCTAATTTCTATGGCATTTAAAAGTTGCCAATGGCATAACGCTTGCGAATCGTATAACGCTTGCGTCTGAAACTCTAAGAATAAGAACTACCCAATCTTTAATGGAAATTGAGCATGTCTTACAAGAGTGCAGAATTGAAGCCGTTCTAGAATCTATCGGCGTGAAAAGCCAATCATCCAAGGATCTGTTCAATGAACAAGCCAAGCGATGGTCATCAAATTTCAAGAGACTTCGTGCAAGATCTGATGCATGGAAGATTTTAAAGAGAAGCCCGGGCTCTAGTAATAAGTGGCTCCAGCATCTACCTGCTCTTCTTGAGAACGAAACCACCATTCGTTCCATGGATCCGTCAACCGCTTCCGAATCTCAGAAAGAAGATTGGTCTCAAATTCTCTTTACCGGTGAATGGGATTCTATGAACTTCATACCCTTTATTCTGATGTATGTCGCACTTTCCAAGATTTTCCTGGCTCCAATGATTGCATGGAGTATGCCATTTATGAGCTTCATACTTCCCTTCTTAGCCTTAAAATTCGTCTATGGCCTACCCATCACCTGGGAAATGTATTGGCAACAAATGAGTCCTATGATTTTCGGTCGCGCGGGCCAGGAAATGACACTTAGCACTTTACTGCAATGGGGCTCTATGCTCTTTTCTTATGCTCATGGAATGTATTTACCTTATACAAGTGCAGTTCATTGTTACAAGATTGACCAGCTAATGATTAAGGGCTCTAAGGCCGTTGTAGATACTATAAATAGTCTCCGCAGTATTGCTGACATCTGGGTGTCAATGGGGCTCAAGAAACCCTGGTCATTCCCCGACCCGTCAACCCTGGGTGATGAAAGGCAGATTCTGGCCTGGTTAGTGAAGGATCCACATTTATTACCACAAATCTACCGAGCCATTGGACAAGTTGAACTGACTGCTGCCTTTTGTCAGAGTAAGACTCTAGTGCCAGTGGACTGGTCTGAATCTGTTGTGCCTATGTGCAAGATGATTGATGCTGTGGATCCCCTCCTGGAAGAAAGCAAGAGAGTGCCGTTTACTCTTATGATGAACCAGGGTCAGCATCACGCAATATGCACTGGGCCAAATAGAGGAGGAAAATCAACCTTTCTAAGATCTGCTCTTACAAACCTAGTTCTAGCACATACCTGGGGGGTTGCCTTTGCTGGGCAATGCAAGATGACACCCGTGGAATGGATTATTAGTAGTCTGAGACTTGAAGACCGTCCGGGTCAGGCATCCCTCTTTGAACGCGAGGTCACAGTAGCAGGGGATATCGTAAAGCTCATACGCGCAAATAAGACCAGAGGGTGGGTAATCATAGATGAACTCTTTCACACCACGAATCCTCCCGATGCCGCTACGGCTAGCCAGGTTTTCTTAAGACAACTATGGTCAAGTGGTATGGTGACGAGTATTGTAAGCACTCATTTGTTTTCTCATGCAGAAGGTGCACCTGCACAAGTTCAGAGACTTTGCGTTGATTCTGGAATGGATGAGGCTACGGGCCAGATTGTATATAAGTATAAGGTGATACAGGGTATTAATACGATGAGTAGTGTGCGAGAGCTATTGGTAGAATCTGGGGTTGTTGCATAGGTGAAGCCATAGGCGAAGCCATAGGCAAAGCCATGCGGTAAGAACTGCCCTTAAATCTTAGGCATCAGGCATAGAATGAACGATTCCCTAATGGTCGGCATAGTGCTTACACTTGTGTTTGGCGCCGTGATTTTCTATCTATATAATCGTCTCTCGATGACGGAGAGAAAGATGGGCCTCTTTGAGGGCGTGCTAACTGATCTAAAAATAATGATGGATTCTGCCCCCTATGTATCTGGCCCTCCTTCTGAGGGGAATCCACGTTCTTCAATGAGTGAATTCGAACCCACACCCGAATATCTGAATGCCATTTCCGGCCCCTTTCCCCTGAAGGAAGAGGAAGTCGAGGAGGTCCAGGAGGAATACAAGCAGGCAATGGAGCAGGCAATGGACCAGCCGATAAAGTCTCTTCAGATTGATGAGCTCGCTGGAGTCCCTCTAACTGCCACAAATGCAATTAATGTAACAAAGTTATCTCCGGAGCTAGAACTTATGTCAATTAAGGAGCTCAAGCAACTTGCCAAGGAAAAGGGCCTAACCGTTGCCGAGGGAGCCAGAAAGAAGGCACTAGTTGATCTTCTCAAGGCACATGAGTCATCTGATGCTGCAGGGTCCAATAACGTTCAGGGAACTCTTCTTTCTAGTATGGATGGACCTGAGCTTGCAGGGGGCGCACCATTAGATTCCCTAAGCTCTTAGTAGATGGATTCTCAACGATTTGTAAAACCAACATATCCCGATTTCAGTCAGAAGCTTGATTGGGATATGCTGAAGGAAGCTGAAAAACGTGTGGGCGTCCCCGATAAGAGAACCGAACCAGTTGAAGATATGCGTTATCCTGGATATGCTTCTATTATGACTGACAGTCGACTAGTGACTGATTACAAGTCGAAATGCGAATATAATGTGGTCCCATCACAATATGGCAATTCTTTTCGGAGCTGGCTACAACATCACGCTGACGGATTCATTCAGGTTTCCAGGCACAGACAGGCTGAGAGGGCTGGTTCCTATTATTTTAATGCTGTCAATGCTCCTCCACCAAAGCAATTACAGCGATGCGACGAGTTTGATTGCACCTTTAGTCGCACTGATCTTAACGACGGGCTTGGCCTAGAGAGGCGTGAAGTTGTCCCTGAGCTATTCGGAACCTTTGCAGCTCCTACTAACGATGCGCCTATGAAACGTGTATTCTTGACTGATAAGTTCGAAGGTGGGCGCAATACAGCCCACGGGCGCAAATTTAGACCTCTTGGTATTGACCCAGCAAATCCTACAGCTGCGGGATATGGCACGAGTGGTTAAATTATTTCTAAGTGTAAAATTGACCTATATATTATTTATTTATTGTGTAAATAAATAATGTATTTTCCAAGCGTGCAAGCAATTAAGGCTGCATATCATAATATTCAACGTATCTTGAAGGCTACACCTCTGCAATTTAATAATGAATTATCAAAAAGACATTCAGCCAAAATATTTCTGAAACGCGAAGATCTCACACCAGTGCGTTCTTACAAAATTCGCGGAGCATACAATAAACTAATATCTATAAAATCACAAACAATTGTATCATGTTCGGCTGGCAATCATGCACAAGGTGTAGCATTAAGCTGCCAACATCTTTCCATTAAGGGTAATATCTTCATGCCTACCAACACACCTCTGCAAAAAATAAATAAAGTAAAACAATTTGGAGGAGATCTAATAAATATTCATCTGGAAGGTTCTACTTTCGACCAGTCATTTTATGCGGCGAAGCAATTTTCAGAAAAGGCGGGTGGAGAATTTATTCACCCATTTGATGATGAGAAAGTCATTGAAGGCCAGGGAACAGTTGGTTTAGAGGTTCTATCTCAATCAAAGAATCCAATTGATTATATATTTCTACCGGTGGGTGGAGGAGGATTAGCTGCAGGTGTATCCTCTTACATCAAGGCGATATCACCTTCCACCAAAATCATCGGAGTAGAACCGCTAGGTGCCCCATCAATGACCGAAGCATTTAAGAAAAATAAGGTAGTAATTTTAGATTCTATAACTACGTTTGTTGATGGGGCATCTGTAAAAAAAGTTGGCGACCTTAACTTTCCAATTTGTAAGAAAAATTTAGATAAACTTATTCTAATTGATGAAGGTCATGTGTGCTCTAAAATTCTGCAAATGTATAATGAGCATGGATTCATTATTGAACCTGCAGGTGTCTTATCACTGTGTGCATTAGATACGATGGGTCCCGATATTAAGAATAAAAATGTGGTCTGCATTGTTTCTGGAGGCAATTCAGATGTATTTCGTATGCCTGATATTTTAGAGAGGTCACTAGTATATGAGGGATTAAAACATTATTTTAGGATTGAATTTCCTCAACGACCAGGAGCTCTTAAGGAATTTATTATGCAAGTAATGGGAAAGGACGATGATATTATATATTTTAGATATACTCGTTTAATCAATAGGGAAACTGGGCCAGTAATTATAGGTATTCAGTTGAAACAGAAGGATGATTTAGCTCGGCTTATACAAAATATGAATGATGCTGGGATTATTTATGAGAGATCAAATAGTATAGAATAGTGAAAACAATCAACCTAAAGTCTCATGAGTCTAGAGCATATATATGCTCGCCCTTGATATAGGAATTAAGCATCTGGCCTACTGTTGTGCCGATGTTCATGTTGATTTATCAGGGCAAAAGCTACCCCACATAAAACACTGGGCCCTAGTAAACCTACAGGATCTAAATGATACTGCTAAGCCTACTTGTCATTTGTGCACGAAGCCTCCGAAGGCTAGGGCTCCTGAAGGGCTAGTCTGTGGTCGCCATCTGAAGAAGGATGCACAGATTTTTGATGAGGCCACTGGTGAGCCCATTAAGAAGCCGCCGACCATTGGGCAGCTCCAAGCATTCTTGAAGGCCAAGGGTCTAGACACTAAGGGGCAGAGACCCGTGCTCTTAGCTCGCGCGGAGACAATTGCAGTAATGCCTTTAATAAAACAGAAGAGCACCGCGTCATTTGCAGATAACACTACAAATTTACATGATGCTATTCGCGGCTGGATTACACGTGACTGGGCTCACCTGGCCGCTGTCAAGGACGTCTATATTGAGCACCAGCCTGTTCTAAAGAATCCAGTAATGAAGACAGTGCAGCTGCTCATTTTTGCTTCTCTGAGGGAACGGTTCCTGGCTGCACGTAGGCAGGTGGCCTTCCACTTCGTCCATGCAGGCAAGAAGGTCAAGGGAGCCGAAGTGGGCGATGCGGGCTATAAGGATCGTAAGGCTGGTGGAGAAGATAGGGCAAAGTTATATTTAGGAAAATTCCCGTTTGGATCCGAGCAACACAAGTGGCTCGTCTGGTGGCAGGGGCAGCATAAGAAGGACGATTTGGCAGATACTCTGTGTATGTGCTTGGATGCGTGCTAGTGGCAGGGGTAAAATTGATGATACTATTACATATTTAATTAGCATGTCATTTGATTTTGAGTGTCAACCACATACAAGTAATAAAGCGATATCATCAATTTATAATGAGTTATTAATTAATGATGACCAACTAAATCGACGACCCGCCTATCAGAGAAGTCCCGTTTGGGATGAAGAACAGAAGGCAAATTTAATTGATACAATTATGTCAAGATGCCCTATGCCTATATTTCTTCTTTATATGTTTGAAGACATTAATGAATGCATAGATGGGCAAAATCGCCTTACTACTATTAAAGAATATATAGAACAAACATCCGATACTGCAGTATGGGCATGGATACGAGAGCAAGAGGATACTATTGAATTTATATACTTTCTTAATCCAAAAACTAAAGATGCAATGACAGAATATTGTAATAGCAAATCAAAACCTACCAAAGGGCGTGGCAAGAAAAAAATTTACCGCCTAATGACTGCCCAAGAAGTTAAGAAATTTAATTCATATCAATGCACTATTTCTGAAATTCAGACAAAATTATCTTTCGAGCAAAGAAAAGAAATCTTTCTTCGCTGGCAAAGTGGCACTGGTATTAGTCAATGTGATCGTTTCAAGAATGAATCGTATCCATTCTGTGAATTTATAATTACAGAGGAGTTAGAGAGGACACTAGGTAATAGAGTATGCAGTATTTTAAAGGCTGGAAGAAAAAATTGGCTATTTGATTTATATAGAATGATTAACGTATTCTATGAGGGTAATGATACATGTGATAAAATTATTCTTTCTACGATAAAAGTTCGATCTAAAATCACTTCTGAAACTGACTTCTCAAGTGAGAAACATAGTGATGCAGTAAAAAGACTAGATAAGTTCTTAAGTAAATTTACATTCCTGATAGATAAATCTCTATATATAAGTGAACTTCTGAACATTGCATTCATATGGAAACTGGCAAAACAAGAAGTCCGTGATATTCTAGAACAAGACGAATTCATGATTTCATTTATTAAAGATATTGCTCAAAATGATAAAATCAAGAGGAATACATTAAATAACGGGCCACAGGAAAAGGAAATTATTTCAGAATTTCCTATATTCAAACAATTGTTAATGGCATCTTTAGATGAAAAAATAGATGTAAGTAATAACAGAACAAAATCAAAGTCAAAAGCTAATATTCCAGCTGCAAGAAAGACCGAAGTCTGGAATGAACACATTGGTGAAGAACATGGTATGGCTAAATGCGTATGTTGTGGAATACGAGATATAAAATCAAGAGACTTTCATTGCGGTCATATAATTCCAGAAGCGGATGGTGGAAGTATAGAAGTTGAAAATTTAAGGCCAATCTGCGCCATATGTAATCTAGGTATGGGTTCTAAGAATATGATTTCGTGGATGAAATACATGTATCCCTTAAGAAATTTAATTTAACAATTAAAACTATTTTAAATAAAGATATACAGTAAGTATGCTCCCTAAATTATTTTTAAGATTATTTCCAGCGATAAAATGGCAATATATGATTATTATGCTTGCTATCATAATCGGCCTATCCTTTCTTATACGGTCGTCCGCTATGCAAAACCAAAACCAAACAGCCATGCAATTTCCACCAACCCTCGTCATTAATCTGGATTCTCGCCAAGATCGCATGAGCGAATTTACTCAAGAATTTCGTAATTGGCCTACCTCAGTAGAGCGTGTATCAGCAGTCAAGTATAGCCCGGGTTGGAAAGGGTGTGCAGCATCACACTTGAAATGCGTTAAACTAGCCAAAGAACGTAATTATCCCTGGGTTCTGGTGGTAGAAGATGATTGCACACTTACACCAGGCGCATCTAAACAATTTCAGGAAGTGCTTCCCTATCTATGGAAAAATAGAGATAGTTGGGATATATTTTTCGGAGGTGTAACTCATATAAAGAAATCAAAACGAATTTCGTATTCGCCAGATATCTTTGAAGCAACTTGTGTAACAGCACACTTTTGCTTGATTCACAGCTCTGTATATGATACAATATTGAATCATTATCCAGAGGACATAGATGACTATACGGATCAAATTGATGTATATTATGGTTACAATCTGCGTATTTGGACTACCACACCTTTTTTTGCAAAACAGCGTCCTAGCAAAAGTGATATAGAGGAAGGAATAAAAGATTATACTGAATTGTTCAATGATTCTGAAAGGAAATTATTAGCATTAAGCTAGTGAAGTAAAATTGAACCCCTTGCCTTCCTAGCATCAAGGTATATCATGGGACAATACTTCATCTGCGTCTTTCTTGCTGAGGACGGAAAATATATTCGTGCCTTTGCAACTCCCCATAACTACAATAACGGTGCAAAGCTCATAGAGCATTCTTATGTTGGCAATACATTCATGGATGCTGTAGAGTTCATGCTGAGCCCCAGCGGAATGTTCTATAAGTCAAGGCTAGTCTGGGCAGGTGATTATGCGGACCCAGAGGAGTCTGGAGATAACCTGCATACAATGGCCGTTCAAGCAGAGCATAAGATGATTCTTATTAATAAGAAGACTAACTGCCGTTATATCTTGAATCACACAAAAAAGCTCTTCATAGATAAGGATAAGCTAGAAGACATTCATCCACTTTCCCTTCTGACCTGCGAGGGAAATGGGCGCGGTGGTGGCGATTATCATGGTTCAGATGAGCACCTATGCGGATCATGGGCGCGTAATGTAATTTCTATGGATTCATCTAATAATGGCTATACCGAGTATATTCACGGCTTTGGTAAGTGATGTTAGAGAAAGGCTGGAGGCTGGCGGCGAGTGTAAACCGTCAAATTCCTATCCTTTTTTGATCCCTTGTAGAAATTAATGTAGGAAGTGAGGGGATCATTTGGCACCCTATACATAGGGTCCATGGCCACTGCAAATCCATTTCTAGAACCATCTGGAATTGCTGGAACATTTGCCTTCAACCACGCTGCGTGAGCCTTGCATGAATGAATGCGACCTGGCCAGCGAAATTCATACTCTTCTCCAAGAGCGAGAGCTAGTTCCGCAAGCCACAAGTAATTACCAGTGCACTGGCGAACCCAGATAGTGCAAGGATGATGCAAGTGGACCGGACGATAGCCAGATTCATTCTGATCCTTTGAGCACTTGCGCTTAGGAGCAGTCAACATATGCTCAGGAACAGATAAGGCTTTCTGGGCCTTTGCGAGCCTAACTGCCGCCTTCTCTTTCAAGAGCTCTGGATGCACCGCTGTCCAATGAGCAGAATATAGCATTTGGCAAGACTCCAAAATCATCTTGATAACATGCTTATCTCCATGGGCCTGAGCAGCCTCCTTGGGATTTATGCTAAGAATAAAGATGTTCATGTTACTTGCATGTAACATGAACATTTTACACTTCAATTTTTTCATAAAGGACTAACTTGATTTGATAAGACTAGAGATCTACTAAAATAATGCCAGCCGTACAAAGAAATATACCTAGCCAGTTCGTTAGGCTGATTTTTTCACCAAAATAATATGCACCTAACACTGCAATTAAAATACTGCTTATTGAATCCCAGAGAATATTCAGAATTGCCATTCCTTTAATCGATAAGGCCTTGAAAAATAATAGAGGCTCCAGAGAATAAATTGCCATTGTTAAAGGGAGAATGTAAGGGCTTGTTAGGGCAGATGTGCTTTTAAGTTTTAGAAGTGTCATTATTATAACATCTAGCGATGCCATTACCGCAGCATAGAGGATCGCATACATCTAATTATCAGCGAAGAATTTATCATGATGTCCCTTTGGAATACTACCATTCGGATACATTTCAACTAAGTCTGAACCCTTAACAAATCGCACTTTAATCTCCGGAAAATTTATATTACTTACAATTATATAAATTAATCTCTTGGATTTCTCATCAAATACAGCCTTATCAAAATGCCGTCCTTGTCCCTTCATATTTGACGGCATAAAATCACAGCCATTACCTGTGAAAGTCTTCTGATCATACTTAATTTCAGGATTAGTGGGATCCACAAGATCATGATCCTTGCAGCCTTCAATATAAGTTAGGCCATAATCTTCAGCTAACAGATTCTCCATAAAATGCGAGAAAATTCTACCATCTTTAAATCTTTTTATAAGAATCTCTTGAGGAAGGCTGCCAAAGGAAAAGTTCTGAATTCGGCTGATAAAAGTCTTATTGAAGATAATTGGCTGCATTATTGGATATACCTATACTATCTATACTGTGGATAGCAGTTCAATTTTTTGTCTAAACATGGCTAGTATGAGACAAGCCCTAGCCGCCTTTCTAAAAAAACCAACCGTCTTTAGTGCTCTGACAAAACCAGGTCTAAGGCCACCCAAGGTTGCTCTAGTGCAAACAGATGGCTCGTTTTCTACTGAGCTGGTGGAGATGTCTAGAACTGCAGTGCTCTTGAGAACACCAGATGCCCTAGATTATACTCTCGTAGATACATATACCGACCACTGGAATTCTACTGAATCTGAATGGGCCTCTGTTCTCAATGGTGTCCAATTCGCCTTGAAGAAAGATCAGGGGTCAGTTGAACTGGAAAATGACTGCTTACCTGTAATAAAGCACCTTGTTGCAAAACATCCTCCTGGAAAATCCTATTTAGCTGATTATTATGCCGCAATCATGAAAGAAGCCAAAAAAATGGAATATTTAGGAGTCCGGTGGATACCACGAGAACTAAATAGAGCTGATGACTTTTTTCGTATATAGATACGATGAGTTATTAAGTAAGGCTAGCCTTATTTGTTCTAGATCTAGTCTCATATGAATGGAAGTTATAATACCCATCATGGGTCTTATAAAATCCAAGTCGCTCATACCAGCCATAAAGTTCCTCGCGCTCAGGATATAAATGAATACTACGCCGATGTTTCTTAATTTCTTCTAGGAACGCCTTAACGATTGCTGTGCCAAAACCTTTACCTCTATATGTAGGATCTAGGGCAATGTAATCTACGTAGAGATTATCCTTATTCTGCACATGATAAGAAGTTATGATGAACCCAATTAGCTTATTATGGTGACACGGATCGAGAAATGCATAGCTTTCATTCTTTGACCTATTATGCCAGGAAATATTCAAGCAATGAAGTGGAAAGGATTCGGGATCAAAGGTAATCTTGAATAATGCCTTTACTGCACGATAATGGGATTC